TTTTACATTGCGGTCCACATACAATTCGATTGCCATTCCCTTCCAATTTTCGATTACGTGGCATTCTTTACCTACTAAACCGTCTTTTTTTGCGAACCCTGCTAAAATCTTGTTGTTAGTTGAGTTTAGTTTTAATGGTTTTATATTATCTACAAAGTGTAAAAATATACCGTCCATTTTAGTTCCTGACACATCAACACCTGTTTCATACTTTACTTCTTTAATAGTAAAAATTAAATTAGATCCTGCTGTTTCCATTGCGTCCAAATCGGCACTAGCAAGGTGTGTTGATTTTCGGTACTGCCTCCAGTCTGTTTTTGTTTCCATAATATTTAAAATTTAAAAAACCCTGATAAAATCCTTTAGGTCAGTAAAGGCATATCAGGGCTTGAAATAATTTTTGTTTCAATTCCTGACCGAATTGTTTAGCAAATATAATAAATTAACTCTTTAGAATGATTATAAATTACAATTGTTCTAATGTTAAAAAATTCATTTTGCTTTGGTATATTTCTGTTGTTCTGGTGACGTAAATAATATCAGGGAAAAACAAACCTTTAATTCTCCTTTTACCTTGATTTAAGGACCAGATATGTTTTATGATTATATCAGTATCTTTTTCGCTATAAAAGTTAGTTACAAATGAGCTTTTAATTTTATCGCTAAAACAAGGTTTAATATTTAGTCTGTGAATATGTGCGCTTATTGTCGAACCTGCTCGATTTGCTTTCTCTGCAATTTGCTTTACTGTTTTCATCTCACTTCAATTTCACGAATTAGATAATCTCTAACTTGCAAATATTCAGTATTGGCAAATCCTAATATTTCGCCATTGTCAAGTACTAGATTAACCAATTCAATACATTCGTCACGCTCAAACCTTTTATTCCTACCTTTTGCCTCTGAGTACTTTTCCATTCGTGCAGCGAGTAGTAACTCCGCATCTTTGTATCGATGGGTTGCAATTACTTTTTTAAGTGTTTCAATACCTTTCATGATTGCAGGTCGTTTAAAATTTCTTTTAATAATTCAGTTGCCTCTTTGATTTGCGCTTTTAAAGTAGCGTTTTCCTTTTGCAACGCTTCAATCTGGAAACGTTGCATTTCTCTTAAATCTTCCATTTTAATTGTTTGTTAAATTATCAATTACATATTCGTCGAACTCTTCAATTTGATTTTCTAATAAATCACTTGCATCAATACCGTTTAGAGTAATATTGTAAATTTCCCATTGAGCAGGTGATCCCGGATATTCATAAGTTTGTTGTTCGTATGGTTCGTAATTATAATCAAAATTAAACTCGAATCCTTTGTAATTTATTGTGCCTTGTGTTGCCATGATGTTATTTATTAAATAAGTTAGATAAATCGATAATTGATAAGTTTTTGTTGTTTAGTGAGCATAAATTTTGAGCAGTATTTACGGTTAAATGTAGCCAAGAAAAATTCTCTTTTAATTCAGTAATTGTGCGCTCTGTAACTGTTGGATATAATACAGCCTCTTGCTCTAATTTTTCTAAAAATTCAGGTTTCAATTGTTCAAATAATGTTTTCATGATGTTTGATATAATGGTTTAGCTTATTGCTGGTACAAACATACATCGACTATAAACACTGTACAAACTTATTCGATGAAATGCAAGTAAATACGATTAACTACATAATAGAACATAAAAAAACCTACATTTAAGTAGGTTTATGATTTTATATTATTCTATAACGCCTCAGGAAATACCAAATCGGGATCAGCAATAAAAACCAAAGTAACCAGTAATAAGAACTTTTGCGCTCACTTTTCATTTCTTGCGCTTTCTTTTCTTGTTTAATATCTATTTTAACCGCTTTACGTTCTGTTTTAACAACGTTCTTATTTTCCACTAACTTTTTAACCTTTGCAGTTTTTTTCCACTTAATACGGGTGTTTGTATATTTCTTTCCATTAACAACCATTTCTTTAGTTGTGTCGATGGGTTCGATAATCATTTCGCTTGTACTATCAATTTCTACAACGTTAATAATGGTGTTGTCTGTTGTGATAGTTTTTGAAGTATCGAGTATTGCGATTTGCGTTTTATCTTCTGTTTTTGATTTTTGCACTTTGCGACTGCCACAACTGAATAATAAAATTGTACTAAATAATAAGATTGTTTTTTTCATAATTTTATATTTATTTTTTGTGTTGAACAACTCATTTTGTGCGCTCCGTTTTCTAAATTGCAATATTTGCATTTTCCATTATCCCAAAATAAAACACAATTATAAGCGTCTAATTCTCTATTAAATTGACCGTATGATTGTCTAAATTCATTTGCGGGGGATGTAAATCTAAAACAATAATATTTTGATGGGCAAAGACTATCTTCGCATTTTGTTATATCCATTTTATTTAAATTTTAAGTTAATAATTGACCTATAAACCTCGTTTACAAATTCTCGATTTTGACCTCTTTTATAATAGAAGTTCATTACTTTTTTTATTCTGTATTCCGGAGTGTGTTTTTTCATTTTTGGTTTTCTTTTACAAATTCATCTAATCCATCTAATATAGTTTCTTGACAAAATCCAATGCTTAACAAAAGATTGTTTAATATTTCAATATATTCATCAATTAGTAAAACATCGTTTTCAGTTTCAACGATAAACTTTTTTCCGTAACTTTCGATTGATATTTTCATAGTTTAGTTTTTAATTATTGGCACTTAATTTGATTTGTTGCCGTTTTATAGTTTAAAAAATAAAATTGTGTTGTGATTTTTGGTTCTCAAAATAATTGAAAAAAGAAAAACTACTTATTGAATTTTGGAAGTTTGTCTGAACCCAATTTGATGGTGGTGAAAATGCTCCGAAATTTTGATACTCGAAATGTTTTGAAGTTGAACTATCAAACATCAATTGGTGACTATCTCCTTTGCTAAATTCAATTTTATAACCGTGTAGTTTATTTTCATCGATATAGTTTTTTATCTTTTCAATTTGGTTACTATCTAAAACGGGCTTAAATCCAAATTTTAAACTTTTGTCATCTTTACCGTGTGTTAAGATAAAACAACGTTTGTCTATAATGTAATGGTCAATAAATTTTCTTTGATTAATTACAGTAACACTATCACGATATTTTAATTCTACGTATGATTTAAATGCTGAATTAACGATATAACCAAAGCTTCCAGCATGATTATCATTACAAATATTTACGCATTGGATTTCGTTGTAAAATGGCATTAAACTATCTATTAATTTAATCTTAAATAGTAACCCAATATCAAAGGCTTTTTGATTATCCATATTTTGCGGTAATGCGTGACCACCTCGAGTTGTAAAACCATCCCATCCATCCATAAAGTCACCAAGTTCGTGAATGATTAATTTTGAACTTTTGGCATTTGCGACTACATAATTAACAACATCTTTTAATCGTTTATTTAATTCAGTTTCATCCCAAATCCCACCGTAAAGAGAATACCCATCAGGATTAACATTCATTCCTACGTGTACATCGGTAATAACTAAACGGTCAAAATCTGCATTATCTTGTTCATTTCTTTTATACGTGGGCAAAATTGGCTGTATTTTACTCTCGAATATTTTTAAAAAGTCGATTTCATTTTCTGCCTTTTCTTCGCCACTTTCATAAAAAACAATATTGTAATAAGGTACGCCTGTGTGTGAAACTAATTTAAAACTTTTTACCTTATCAAAATCTAACTTCCAATATTTGCAATAAGTTTCAATATCCATTATCCCACCGTTTGGTGAAATAGCTGTAAAGCCTACTCTTTTACTTTCGTATAGCGGAGTTGTAGTTTCACTTTTCTCCCCTTTGATTTCAATATACTTATTAAATAATTTTTCATTCAATCTATACCGCTTTGCCTTGTTTAAAACAAGTCCTAAAATAGTTGCGGTTTCATCTGAGATAGTTAGTCGTTTTTTCATACAACAAACTTACATAAAATTATTTACTTTGTATTTAGAATGATTATAAACAACGTGTAATACTTTTTAGTATTACTATTTATATTATATTTGTAAAAGAATTATAACGTTTTGCAGATTTGCGAGGGTTGGGACTTTTACCACAAAATTTAATTTGAAACACAAAATTATGGATTTACTAAAAATATTATTTGAAAAACGACACCCCAACTCTTGCAAATGTGCTGTTAGTGGCTGGGTGTCTTATGATTGGAATAACCCCGAAACACGCCCGACTAAATACGGCAAATACTTTGTTCACCGCAAAGATGGTAAAACGCACTGGGAAACTTGGAACGGTAGCGGTTGGGCGTATAATGGAAATATAATTACGTTTTGGATGGAGGTTATACCACCTTGCCACTAACGTTTCGCGACTTTGTGCAGGCGGGAAAATAAAACCCGAATAATTGAATTAATCACTAATAATAAAAACACACCAAATGACTGAATTAAACCAAATACCCGCTTGCTCAAAACCGCTGTTATGTGATGTTACTTCTGGCATAAAATGGGATATAGACCACGATTATAGCTATAATGGTTATTTATTGAGTGGAGATTATAAAGGGCAAAGATTTGTAAAACCCGTTTTAGATAAATTTTGGGGTATTCCATTAATGTATGCAAAATGGTGTATTGAAAGAAGGTATTTGATACTATACGGCAATATCACATAACTCATTGCTTGGCGCATAAAAAGTAATACAAATCAATTAAAACACTATAAACAATGCAAATATTCACTGAACAAATATCGCTTAAAATAAGTGCTACACAAAAGCAAACTTTAGAAAAGTTAGAGAAAAGAAAAATCAAAGTTTCCCAATTTATTAGGGATGCAATAAAAGAAAAATTACAACGTGATTGTAAAGAATTAATTGTAAAGCCTAAAAAGATAGTAATGCCTTTTTAAGGGTATAGCTTTAAAAAATATTTTTATTTTAAGGTTATAGCTTTAAATTATTTACTAAAATACAAAGCACTTTCTTTAATTCGTCTTTTTGTAAGTCCTTCAATAACTTTGCCCCCAGCCTGATTCCATCGCAAAAATTGTTTAGCTATGTTTCCATCGTTGGGATTGATTTTAACCAACCTTAATAAAGTTGAATTTGTTAAGGCTTGAACTCCTAAATTAAATGCAAATGATACCAATGCGTTAAATTGATTTTGTGTTAATCCCGATGGCGTAATTTTAGACACTTTAAGAGCAAAACTATCAGCGATTACCTTTAGCATTTCATTTGCCTTTTCTTGCGTAATAGGAGCGTCTGACATAGTTACCTTTACACCATTTGTATAAAAGGTGTTGCCGTATCCAATGGTAGGCACATTTGCGCTGCACAAATACGGCTTTAAGCTAA